CAGCAGGATTGTTGTCGACCGACCCACTCACCTGATCGTCGTTCACGGCTCCACGAACGGGAGCCTGCTCAACAGCAGTTTCACTCATTTAACCCTCCAGGGGTACTTGGCGCGCCCTCAAGGCACGGGTCCGACCGTAGCGTCGGAAGAATTAGACGGTCACCAGTTGGCGACCAGGCGTCGCGGGCAAAGCCGCAATGCGAGAAGCGAACCTCGACAAGTCGTAGTCACGCTTGTAGCGGTTATCGCGCCAGACAGCGCCAGCATACTGCTCGGGATTACCGAAGACCTGCCCGCGAAACGCACCAGGAGTCGGCTCAGGCACCAGCACGCACTGACAGTGCGCATGCGCCTTAGCCTCACCGTTACCGCGAAAACGCTTGTTGGAAGACTCGAAGGAGTCGCCGTAGTAGACAGGGCCCTTGGTTGCCAGCAGCAGACAGAACGGGCAAGCGTTGGCAGACGGTACGCGGATGTAACGAACAGCCCACGCTTCGCCCCACACGCTCTTCAGAGCAGCCTGCCCTTGCGGGGACATGTTGCGGCGAATACGCCGCTGCTCCTCCCACAGCTTGTTCTGGCTGACATCCCACAGATCCTGCTCAAACTGGGCATCCATTGCTTCCCAGTCGACAGTCTGTGCTTTCAGCACGTCCGTGGCAGTCTTACGAGCCTCGTCATGCACCGCGTCAGCAACGGCAGACACCAGATGCGACGACGTTACCCGCCATGCCTCGACAGGGCTTAGGCCCATTTCAACGCGGTGGGCGACAGCAATCGGAGCCGAACGCACTAAGCGCGACACTTGCATACCCGAAGGCAGCATGCGATCACGTGCCTGCATAGCCAGTGACGGCTTAGCAATGACAGCACCAGCGCCCATCGCAGTCCCGAGCATGCCGACGTACGTCAGCGTGCTCCTGCGACCAGCCAACTGCAGTGCATAGATCAGATCCTCAAGAATCGGAGCAACCCAAGGCCACCACGCCGCGAGATCCTTCGGATCAACACGGTCTAGCAACTGTTGAACAGCCTTCAAGCCTTGCGTCCGGGCTGCCGTCAGATCAGTAATCAGGCGCCTGCGTTGCGCTGCTGCGAACTCAGCGCCCGACGTCATTGCGCGCCTTAGACGCCGAGGTGTCATCTATCGACGACGACTGAAAGTCAACAGGTGGCTGACCAGGGGCAAGCCCAAACGCAGCAGCCGACTGCTCCATAGCCCGCTTCCTCTCAGCCTCAGCATCCGCGAGGACACGCTCGATCGTCTGCGGCGAAAGGCCGAGGCGCTCCAGCAGGTAGTTCAGCGGCAGGCCCATACTATGCAGTTTCAACGCACCGTCTACGCGCTGCGCGTCAGAGCGACGCTCCAGATCCGCCCACACAACCTCAGCATCCTGCGGAAGAGTGTAGTCAACTAGGTCGCCACACATGCGGA